AACGCGGTAAGCCACGATGTCTCCGTCGATTCCCCATACGTCAGGGGTATCCATTACAGTACCTCGTCGTCTGAGTAGTCCTCGTCACCCTCTGACTCGTACGTAACGAGGTCAGTGATGTCCACGAACTGGACGCGGGGGGTGCCACTACGGTCAGCGAAGACACGAACGATAGCCTCGGAACCGTACCCGATAGCGTCACCACGTGGGTCAATGACCTTCGCTACGTCAGCGCCGTTGGCATCCTTGCCGCCTACGATGACGTCTTCCTTGTCTATCTTCACCTTGATAGGGAAGCTGGAAGAGAAGCCAGTGTACTGGCCTGCGTCAGGGTACTTCTCATCGAACTTAACACGCTTGTGTCCTAAGCCTGCGTCCTCACCGAAGCGATCAGTCAATGCCGCAACCGCCGCATCACTGAGGTTAGTCAGTCGGAACTTGTACTTAGGTGCGGACTGACCATTGAAGTCGTCAGGCTTAACGAAGTGCATGAACGAGAGCTTGCCTTTGATTGTTACGATGTCAGATGTAATGCTCATAATGTATTCCTTAGTGTGTGTGTGACCAGTTAGGGCCTACCTTGTACTCGCCATCCAGAGGACAGCGCATATCGTAGTAGGTGCCTGCGTCTTGTATTGCCTTACGGAAGGCTCGGCCTACTTGCTCCGCGTACTGCGTCTCGGCTTCTACCTGTACTTCATCGTGGACTTGAGCGACCAGAGTGCATGGGATACCTGCGTCTTGCAATGCGTCCGTTGCCAGCACTAGAGCCTTCTTCATTACCACCGCGCCTGCTGATTGCAGTAGCGTGTTCAGTGCCGCATGCTCTGACCGTACGTGTAACCTACGTCCGTCGAGTCCCGGCAGTGTGCCTTGCTTATCCATGATCTTGCCTATCTTCTCCAGTAGCCTAGCGTACGCGGGTAAGCCCGACATGAACTTATACCTCAGTGTACGTCCAGCCTTAGCGCCACCGTTGATGATGGTTCCGATCTTTGCATCGCCTGCTCCATACAGCAGGGCGTAGATGAAAGTCTTAGCATCATCGCGAGCAGGCAGACCGGCTAGCTTCTGGTTGTGCGTGTGGATGTCACCGTTGAGGATGAGATCAGTGTAGCTAGCATCACGCATATAGTGGGCGAGCATCCTCAGTTCCAAACCTGAGGCGTCACATCCTACTAGTTGATTGCCGTCCTCGACAGTGAAGCACTCCCTGTACGTGGGGTCGCTCGGTATCTGTGCGAGGTTCGGCTTGCTGTGTGTCATGCGACCAGTGATTGCACCGCATGTGTTCACCCTGCCATGTATACGGCCGTCCTCTGCGACCGCGTTGACCCATGCCGTGACCATGCCTAGGCGCTTGGATATAACCAAGTACTCCAGCACTAGCTTAGCCTCTGGGATGTGGATGTTGTGGCCTAGCGTAGTCTCATCGACCTTAGCCCTGCCGCTCGTTGGTGTTAGCTCCTGCCATACTGCGCCCTTCTCGGACAGACGTTCAGCTACCTGCACCCGACTGCCGGGGTTGAAGATAGTGACCTTGTCCTTGAGTTGCTTGCCTGTCTTCTCAGACCATCGCTCTTCAACGATAGGCGGGAACACTTCTTGTAGCTCCTGCTCGATCTCCTTCATGCGAGCGGTGTGCTGGGTGTGAATGCTACAGGCTAGAGGGAAGTCCAGCTTGAAGCCGTTGCTCTCTTGTACCCTAGTGATCTGAGCTACCCTGTGTTCGAGGTGGATGCTCTCTTCACTGAAGTCCTTGAGTTCCTCGACCAGCATAGCGTACACGTCCACGTTAGCGACTGTGTCAGCGATGCAGTACTCGATCATCTTCTCTGTTACGGGGCCGTCGAAGTCAGCCACGTCGAAGTCTTGCTTCTGATTAAGTCCACAGCATACAGCGAGGTTGCGAAGACTGTGCCCACCATCCCTGCTAGGATTAGCAAGGCGAGACATGACAAGAGTATCAATGACGCCAACAGATGGAGGGAGCGTGAAGTCCCACACCTCAGCGAGGATAGGGAGGTCGAACCCAATGATGTTATGCCCGACGACATGCGTCGCACCATTCAAGGTATTCATTAGCGATTCGGGCGAAGTAACCCACTCGCTTAGGAGTACGCGGCCATGCTGGACTAACGTAATACCCGCTCCATGTATTGTTGTATGGCCCAATGTCGTCTCGATGTCCACGACGGCGTATGTTTCTGGGGTGTAGTCTCCCATACTCTGCCTCCTGTAGTTGTTGTACGTAATCTCCCATCTTACTCATAGTTGATCCCTCTTCCTGAACTCGTTGCCTACTGTGTAGCTCAGCTCGCAGTGATCGTACTCACCGAACCACTCGAAGACAGCATCAATAAGAGCGCGGCCTATAGCGTAGCGTCTTATGTGCCTACGTATGAAGCAAGTCTCGCTCAGTGTGTACGGATACGGTGCGTTGCCTAGGTGTAGCGTTTGGTTAAAGAGAATGGACACAGTAGCGGCCCATGCGCGTAGTCTATATGTGAAGGTCATAGTGGCTCGTCCTCGTATGCCTTGGGTTCGTACTCATGTAGCCTGCCAGTGTCTGCGTTGTACAGTACTGAGCCTGCCGGCCCTGTGATACCACTGAACCTGTTCTTGAGTACACGTATGTTAGTAGTGTTGCGCTCTGTCTCATCATCAGCCTGCCCGTTACGCTCGAGGCCTATGACGAAGTCACTGAGCTGAGCGATCGAGGCACTGCCGCGTAGTTGAGACACGCTAGTAACAGCTCCCTCTTCGTGGCCCTTACCCTCGGGACGCTTGAGGTGAGACACTGCGAACAGCACGATGCCAGTGTCCTGCGTGAGGGTACGTAGCTTAGTCATGATCTCATCTAATGCCTTACGTTCGTCGCCATGCTGGCCGCCCGATACGAGGATAGAGATGTGATCTAGCACTACGACCTTGCAGTCGAGAGCCTTAGCCATGAAGCGCACACGTGCCACGACCTGATCAACGGTAGCACCAGTGTCGAAGCTAGCGTCCATGACCATGACCTGACCATCACCGAACACACGATCGAACGACTGCTTGTACTCGTCGTCTCCTCGCTTCACTGTTGAGTGAGGCAGGTGCACTGGTGTGCTGAGGTCGACACCCATGAATCCCTCGGCGGTGCGCTCGACTGACTCTTCCATAAACAAACAGCCGATCTTGTTGTCGGTAGTCTGCTTGATGTGCATGACTACCTCCCGCAGGACGGATGACTTACCGAGGCCAGAGCCTGCGGTCACAGTGATGAGTTCAGTAGGACGGAAGCCGTGCGTCAGGGCGTTGAGCTTCTCCCACGGGTACGTACCTAGTGCATCCGGTCGCTCGGCTGATAGCCGTGACCATAGCTCGTCAGGTGACAGCACACCCTTGGGTACGTACTGGCTAGCCTTCCAATACAACTGCTCGAACACCTTAGAGTGGCCTGCCTTGAGGTAATCACTAGCGTCCTTGCCCTCGCGTGGGTCGAGCTTCATGACCCGTAGCTTGCCAGCGAATACCTCGGCCGCCTTCTCGACTGCATCCTTGCCAGCCTGATCAGCGTCGAAGCAAAGGATGATCTCCTCGAACTTATCAAGGAAAGCATACGAGGACTTGAAGTCCCCCGCTACACCAGCCGCGCCACCCTTGAGTGATACGACAGGCACCTTGCCATCGAAGATCTGGCTCGCCGCTAGTGCATCTAGCTCGCCTTCAGTAACGACGATGCGGCGAGGTGAGTCCCCTGTTCCATACTTCTGCTGACCGAAGAGACCAGCATCACGCAGGCTACCGACAACACGGAAGGTCTTGTTAGGGCCGCGTACCTTGAAGGCTACTGGCTCTAGCTTGCCGTCCTCGAAGTAAGGATAAGCGTGGTTGTCCCTATCTAATACGACGTCGTACTTCTTAACGGTTGATCCGGTGAGCGCACGGTCAGGTATAGCGCCACCCTTACGGGCAGACCATAGTCCGACCAGCCTTGCCAGCTCTGAGCCATCTTTAGGGCTAGCTTGCTGGGGTGCTGAAGGAACATCGCCCTGCGTATGCTTATTACATACGAAGCAATAGCTATGACCGTCATCGTAAGTAGCGTTACCATCGCTCGACCCGCACTCTTTGCATGGGCCTTTGCTTACGAGGTTTGATTCAGTATCCATCTAGTTCTCCTAAGTTAGCTTAAGCAATAGCGAGAAGGGGCTAGCCTCACCGCTAAGCTTAAGTAGTCTTACATAATGTTCCGAGACGAGGACTCGTTAGGGTACTACTTGCCTAAGAGTCCCATGTCTAGTGACTTAAGGTACAGTCGACACGCTTCCTGTGCTTGCGCCTCTGACTTGTACTCGCCTATCGTTACTCTATCGTGTCCTCCGAAAGCCACTTGTGCGTCGAACATCCCGTCCGTTCGAGGCGATACTGTACCCTTAGCATTACGGAACGACGTAGCATCACCGTCGATGACCATGAGGGAACCGGGGTCTTGACCTGTAGTCAGGGCGAACACGATGCGTGAACTCACGAACCATTGGCCGTCGATCCGTACTTGCTTATTGGTTACTGTACGACTGAGCCGCGTGTTGACTAGCTCGCCTGCCTCTACGTGATACGTCTGTCGCAGACGCTCGAGACTAGGCAATGGCTTGGCGTTGCTGTCGCTAGACTTACGGGCTACACCCTCGCGGAGCTTCTCGTCTGCCTTCTCGATAGCGTCGAACTCTTCCATGCCTCTCCATCGCAGGCGTGCGGCCTGTGCCTCAGCGTGCTTGCGGTAACGCTCGCCACGTACGCCCATGCTGTACGCTCTGGCCTCGTAGCCAGTGGGGTTGCTCCTATACTCGGGCTTGCGTAATGCAATCGAGAGCAACGGCTCAGCATATCCCTGCTTGAGCACATGGAAACGACCGTGTGCCTCGTACTTGCTGACCTCTAGGCCCTCGCCGTCCCAATCTGCCACGTCATCCGATGGTTCGGACTGCTCGAAGTACGTACGACCGTCCTTGATGCGGCCTTGATCGTCCTCTAACTCACTCGGTAGCTCACTGCTGTGCGTGAGTAGCCATGAGCGTGTCTCATCGAGCCTCTGCTGGACGTAAGGGCTAGGCTTGGGCCAATACATAGCCTTGTTAGGAGCACGCTTGTACGGGTCTCTGAGGGCCTTCTCGCGTGCCTTACGTTTGACCGTATCGACAGGCGTTGCGGCCATCGTACCCGCGAACCTACGTAAGGACTCGTAAGACGTACGCGGATGGAACCAGTTATCTTTCTTTAGATCAGCCGCACCCTCACGACTGCCTGCCTCTTCATCAAACATTATAAACCCCTGATAGTAGCTTGAGTAGATCCATCGGTGTTACGTTACGGTCGAACGCTTGCAGTGACATCAGTAACTCGTTGAAGTCCATGCGCTCCTCGCGGTAGTCGATCACGGCTTGCCATACCTCAGCGCGTGCGGACTGCTTGCTCGCCAGTGCCCCGTGGTTGTCGGTAGGCTCGCGTAGGTTAACGAGTTCATCCGTGTCCCATATGTCATGACGACCCATGTCGACACCCTCACACAATACCTTTGTAAGTTCTTGAATACTCATACGTTTCTCCTTATGACTTAGCTACGCAAGCGCGCAGTGCTTCGATTGTTTCAGCGTCCAGTGGCGACGCCTCCCTTGCTACCGACTGTAACTGTACCTCTTGAACGCGGGCCTCCTTATAACCTTTGCTTATAAGACGCGCTTGGTCTAGTTCTGCCAGAGCCTTGCGATCGTACACTGCGCGGAGCTTGCCCGCATTATATAAAACATAAACATTAGACATCCTTACGTACCTCCTTAACTGCCTTACGGATTGCTCGTAACTCTGTAACTCGCAGGCCTAGGTCGTCGATCATCCCCTCCAGCGTGACTAGAATGGCCTTACCTACCCAATCCTCCGCGTCCCCTAGCTTCGCGGCCGCATGACATAAGTCATCAAGTGCCCCGTCTAGCTCCATTATTTCCCTATTGAAATCGCTCATCGATGATGCCCTCTTCGTGTTCAACGTACGCGGTGATCTTATCGACCATCCACTCCATACCTACGTAGCCCCGCAGTGACGTGTCCGACGTGGTGCGTATGATCTCGCATCCCTGCAATCCATTTAAAGGACACTCTGAAACTATAACCGTGTCCCCTGTCAACTCCAGACCGTAGTCGTAGATGATGACCTCAGCGTCTAGCGTGTTGGGCAGGTCGATAGTGTAGTCGACGTACACGTCCATCTTATCGATGATGTCGTCCTGTATTAGTAGTCTCATTTTAGATCCTTAAGCATTAGCCACATGCAAGTGGCGGAGAATGTGAAGGCGAACATAAGCGCCAGTGTGTACTCTTGTTCCGTCATCTCAGAAGCCCCCTGCAATCCTCGATTGCTTGAGCGTATGAGATAGCGGAGGATCGCTCGCCCTGTAGCACTGCCGCCATCGCGTGATCGCCCTTCTTGATTGCCGCTCGGTACTGCGACGTGAGCGTGTCGATGCGCTTGTGCGCCTTATCCGAGAATGATCTTAGGTCGTCTGTTCCTGTGCATGACTTACGATAACAAAGTGTCATAGGTTCAAGTCCTCTTCGTAGAAGTGAGTTATGGTGACGTGTTCGCTGTGGTAACAGTTAGAGCCCATCGCCCCAGCGTAGGCGCGTGCCATCTCCACGCGTGTCCAGTGGATCGTCTGCGTGACGTTCACCACGCATCCTTTGTCGTTGTACGTGAAGCTGTTGTGCGTTGTACTTATCGGCATCATTTGTCCTCCATACGTTGGTTATCCTAGACGCCCGAAGGCGTTTCGTCCGGTAACCATCCGGACTCATCAGTAGGCTAGTATTACAGGACTTCCGTTATCAGCTCGTGCCAGATGTAGTACGCCAGCACTCCCATGTATTCGTCAATGTTGTTAGGAGTAAAGTCCACCGCCATGCTCTCGGCAGTCTCCATTTCATCGCTACATCGCATGATGTTGCATACGTCCCAGTTGTCTTGGGTATAGATGCACAAGCGGTCCGCTTCCTGATCAATCAACTCTTGGATATCGTTGTC